CTGGATCCCAACAACTAGGGCAAACTTTAATATCCTTTACTTGTTGCTTTACAATAAGTTTTCGTAGTTCGCTTAACTTATAACGTTGACCACAGCGGTCACACTCCGCAATAGCGTGTTTTCCAGAGGCAAACTGATTAGCCATAGTTAAGCTCCGTAAAACGTATTTCTAGGCACAAACCGAGATGGCGCCTTTTCCCTATCTTCCGTAGATGCCATTAGCCATTGTTCTTCGTATTCCGCCTTTAAAAACTGTAATCGTGCCTGCCCGTCAGGTAGTTTCTGAGCCATATAAAAAGCAAGTCCTGAAACCAAACAAGGCAGTAATCTAAAAGGAATATCCTGCTCAAAGGTGCCGTTTGTGCCAGCGTCTTGAACTCTACGTAACCTCCAATAAATAAAGGTGTACGGAGCACCTCCAGCATCTGGGGTGGGCCAGATATTAATGCAGGGTAGGTTCTGTACTGTAATGGCGGCACCTGTTGTATGGGAAGCTGCGGTAGTACCATTCTGTCCACGATTGCAATTGGTTAGTACATTTCCAACTACGTTGGTGTAACTAATCGTCTCATTGTCAATTTTAATAAAACCTGTATTGGTCAAATAACTAGAATCGCTGACTGTAATTGAGGTAGTCGTTGCGTTAATCGTGCCGTTTAAGGTTGCTGCTGAGGTATTGCTCATTCCTGACTGGCGGTTAATCCAGACTTGAATAGGGCGCCCAGTAGCTAGTTTATTAGGAATCGTAGCAAAGGTTGGCTCTGCTATACGAGTAATTGAAATATCAATTTGGGTAGATGCATCTCCGTTGTTCTGGCGAATCTGATGGTCTAAGAGGTCAATTGTATCTACTGCAAGGGGATAAATGCCTTGTCCTGTGACTAAGTTAATCTGACCTTGCTCGATTGTCCACAGGTTAATACCACGATTAGCCCATTCAATTGTCAATAGGTTCAAAGACCTGCGGGCAGTACGCATATCGTAACCCGTACGTAATTCCGTACCAGCTCTCTCAAACGCCTCTTCGATGAGGTTATTAAGGTCTAGGTTAAACGCAGTGGTGCCTGAAGTACTCATATTTTCCTATATGGTTTTACTTTTGCTTTTACTGCTTTTGGCTGCGGGACGAACTGTTTTCCCTGTGCTTTTCCTTGCCGTTTTGCTCGTGTTGTTGCTGCGTACTCGCTTGGGCTTAACGCTTGTATTGCTTTCTTGGGCAGGTATCTCTCGCCCGTCTCGGACGACTTCTTGCCCGACTTGGTCTGCCAGTCTTGGTCTCCCCAAGATTTTAAAGATTGCTGTGATTTTGCTAAACCACCCCCTGCCATCTTCTTCTTTTTGCTGGCGCAATGAGCCTTCTCCGAGAACCCCTTTGGGCTGTCGCAGTTGATCGACTTTTTGCGCTTGTCTGACCATTTCACTTATAGCCTCCACCAGCTGCTTTGTAGCGTTTAGCCATTAACTGGGCTTTGCGGGCTGACCATTGACCTGCGCCAGTGCCTTGTACCGCAGCGGCTTTGATACTGTTAAAGATCCGTTTACGCAAACCAGGCTTAGTATAGTTACCCGCTTCGTTGACCTTGGATTTAGTTTTACCACCTTCGGCGTACTTGGCTGTCTTAGCGGCGTTGGCAAAGTCACCTTTCTTAGGCGCTCCTTTTGCTCCAACACTACGCATCTTCTCGCCTGACCCAGAAGCTATCCTGCGTTTCTTGGCAGCGATATTGGCATAAAGTCCACCACCCGCAAACATCTCCACGTCTTCTGGATTGTCCTTGCGTTTAATTGTTTTCTTTCCAGGCATCTTAGAGGGGTTTATATCACCCATGCCACGACTTGGTCTCAAGCTCTTGTCCTTCCTCTAATCGCAATACCGTCAGCACGTTTAGACGCAGAAGATACTTTGCCACCAGCTCTCATATCTGTGCGAGCAAGAAAGGCTTCTTTTTTCTTCTCAAATCCTGTTTTTTCTCTGTCTGGTCTTGAGGGCATTGAACGTGCGGTTGGTGGAGCTTCTTTTTTAGTTTCTGCTGGTTTTACATCAGGTTTGCTCATAGCCGCTTCTTTTTTCTTCTCAAATCCTGTTTTTTCTCTAGTGCTACTTACTGGAGACGCAGGTTTGTTTGAAACAGGTTTTGCTTCACTCTCTGTTATAGGCGTTGCTTTTGGGACAGGTTTAAAACTGTTTTCTGTACTGTATAACTCACCAGTCTCAGTATTCCGTCGTATTTTAGATTCTTTACCGGTTTCGTCCTGTAAAGTGCCGGCTACATAAGCTTTTGCCCGGGCACGAGTGTCGTCATCAATGCCTGGATTTTGACCCTGCATTGATTCTATTTCACCACCATTTTCATAGCGTTTCATTTTCTTTTTCATATTAGCAAGCCTTTCCCATACCGCCTTTTTTCATAGCGATCATCTTGCCTTTGGTTTTGCCTTTAGACTCAATGCCACCGCCTTTAGCCATGCCGTGCAACTTTTTCTCGTGACCTTTAACGGCTTTAGCAGCGACCTTCTTCATCATTGGCTTGTCTTTAGCAATATCTGAATGCGCCATACCACCGCTCTTCATTGCTTTTTTAGCGGGAATAACCCCTTTAGCCATAAGAACATCGGCTTTAGTTACTTTGCCATCTTTATTCTTGTCCGGAAACTTTTTCATTTCTCCACCTTCTTTAAATGTTTTGCCTTTGTCGGCAGTTAAAAATTCCTTCCCAACCGCAGAAGGCACTCCTGCTTTTTTGGCAAACTTTGGGTTATTAGCCACAGCCGCCATGAAATTGTGTTGCTTTTTTGATACGCTTGGCATTATTTACCTGCTAATAAGCTGGTCAATTTTGCTTTCAAGTTTGTTAAACCTTGCGTCCATGTGTTCAACAATGCGTTCCACTTCTGCTTTAGTGACGTTATCACGTGCTACCTCCTCACGGGTTTTGTTTAATAAAATATCAATCCTTTTTAGTTCGTTGAACTTCTCATGCATGATGTATCCAATCAACGCCACAAATATGGTTAACCCACCAGTCCAAAGTTCTAACATATTTAGCATTTCCACCTCGCAAGAGAGGCAGCCTTTCTAGTGGGCTTGCCTTTTTCATCTTTCATCGGTCCCGGCATCCCAGACATCCGAGCACAGAACGAGCGCTTACGGGCGCCACCTTGTGGCTGTGGAGCCTTTAGGTTAGAGCCAGTAGCTGCGTTATACTTGGCACGACCTTTGGCAGTTAACCCAGCCCCTTTTGAGACAGGTAGCTTTTCGCCACGACCTATAGCCAAAGAAGGGGTTTTCTTTTTAGTCGCCATTATTTTCCTCAACTAGTGTTTGAGTCGATGTAACAACACCTGTTTCTACATCTAAAAATGATTCGCAAAGCCATAAGCCTTGTTCGTCACGGTAGTATACTTCGCCCGTTTTCATTTGCCAACCCCTTTAACCATGACATAACCAAGGGTTGCGCCAGAACCAGCTGTTTTGACCAAAAGCCTAGAAAAACGGGCTTGGGCATTGCTTACTTGAAGGATACTTGTTGTATTTGCTGCAGTTGTAATGTCCGCCCCTAGCTGTACAAAGTTTGTATTATCAACAGATACTTGCAAAGCAAAAACAGGCGCAGTAGTGGTAATAGCGCCCATATTAACCATTACAACTAAGTCCGCACAACCCTCTGTAAAGAAAACTGCACTGGTACTGTTTAATGTATTTGGCACAACTGTTCGGTCAAAGAATTGCCGTTGTACTGGGTTTGATGTATGGGATTGTGTACGGTTAACCGAATTAGTAAAACTTGGACTTGTACCACCAACAGTACGAACATAACGAACACGGTTTCCAGTTAAAGGAATCAACGGAGTGCGGTATTGTCCTGCGGCTGTAATCCTAGGTAACTGATACACGTCATAAAAGTTTGTTCCACCATCATCAGACTCTTGAACTGTAAAGTCTAGCGTTGGATTGGTACCAGATACTGCGGTAACAATAATATTAAACTCTTGAGATAACGCACCAGCATTAGGAGTGAATGTTCCAGATGTACTCGTGCTAGTTAATGCTGCACTGGCAATATCTGTTATTCCTAAGTTAGCCGCAAGAGATGCGTTACTTACGGTTGTTACAGTTGTTACAGTTGTTACAGTGCTAAGTGAGCTGCTTGTGTTAAATATTACAGGGACATTAGAAAAAGCATCACTTTTATTTAATATTTCAACCTTTTCACGCAGGTACTCAAAAAGTCTTACATACGAAATACGAGCGTCTGTACGCTTGATAACTTGACCACCTGTGCTTGTTAATCCAATTGCAGTTGGTAGTGTTGTAGTACCAATAGGTTGTAGTATTAAAGTTGTTACAGCTACGCTAACTACTTTATACGTGCCATCAAAACCCATATCAGCACCTGTGGAGCGATTGCGTAAACCATATACATTTACATAGTCTCCAACAACCACAGTCCAAGAATTATTTCCAGTTAAAGTAAGTTCTGTAGAAGTGCTAGATGCTTGCGCTGCTACGATACTAATAAATGCGGCTGGGATATTTGCGCCATTAACTCTTGCTACCATACCACCAGCAGATGTAGTTGAAGCTGACGCACCAAACGCAATAGTAAATGTTGTAGAGGTTGGGGTAGACGCTACTGCAGT